ACGTGACGAAGGGAATCGAGCCGGGGGTGGTGAGAGTTGACGCGCCGCCGACAGCGCCCGACACATCCGCAAGCGTCACCGCCGCGCAAGTCAGGTTGCCCGAGGCCGCAATCGCGTTCGCGAATTGCCCCGCGCCGCAGTCGGTCGGGTTCGCGGCGAGAGCGGTAGCCGTCGAAGCGTTGCCCGTCAGCGCCCCCGTAAACGTCGTGGCCGCGACCGAGGTCAGCCCGGAAACGGCAGACGGCAGCGAAAGCACCACCGAGCCCGTGGCCGCGCTGGCCGTGATCTGATTCGCCGTGCCGCTGATCGTTGTCGGCAACGCCGTGCAGTTCTGCGCCGCGCCGGACGCATCGACGCCAAGAGGGAATGATCCAGCGGAGCAGTTCGCCCCGTCTGCCGCAAGCGCCGTCGCCGTGCTGGCGTTGCCCGTGATGCCGCTTGCCCACACAGGCAGGCCGCCGCTGACCGTCAAGACCTGCCCGGTTGATCCGATGCCGACGCGGACGGCATCGATGCCGCTCCTCGTAATCAGATCGCCCGTTGTCGTCATGGGGTCAGTCAGTACCGCCGCCGGCGCCCAAATTGACCCGTTCCAGCGCAAGCCCTGCCCGAACGTCGCCCCGGCCTGCGTGATCTGCGACGGGTTAAACCGCACCGATGGGCTTGGCACGGTCGTGCTGCGGATCTCGCGGATGGTTGTTGCGCCCGTGGGCACGATCCAGGTCTCTTTCCACCCACTGCCGCTTGTCGGCGCGTAGGTGGCGGTGTAGCTCGTTCCGCCCGGCGTGATGAGGTCGTTGGTGTACAGCGTCAGCGCGAACACGCCAGCGGTTACCGTGACGGCCTGGGTCCAACCGGACAGTGTGACGTTGCCGCTGTACAGCGGCTGCGCCAGTGCGGGCGAGTTCAGCGACACCGTGACCGTGCCGCTGAAGGTCCCGCCGAACGGCGTCCTGATTGTGTCGCTGATGGTGGCCGTCTGCCCGAAGGCGGAGGCGGCGAGGAGGAGTAGGGTAAGTAGGTGTCTCATGTGGCTGGCCTGTAGCTGATGTCTAATGTGACTGCGTTGTGTTGTCGGCGCGGCGTTAGCTCAAGCCACCAGCCGCCGAGTGGACGTGCTGCGCGGCCCTTCTCTATATGGTATCCTTTACCGCCCTTTTCTTCCGACTTGTAGGTGCCAGAGCGAAGGAATACCTGATTCCGCTGCACGACGCGCCCGAGGTTATTCAAGCCGGTCATGACGTTCTCGTCCGCGTTGCGGCGGTGGATGTGGCCGGAAACGTAAATGTCGGCGTCGTACTGACCGCGCGTCCGCGACTGGTCGATCATGCCGCGAGTGACTTCGCCGCCGCCACCGTAGCCGTGGTGGTAGTGCAGCACGGTGCTGCATTTGTGTCTGTTCCCGAGGTCGAAGCGGAAGCGCACGAAGCCCGTGAACGGCATATGCAGCGCAGGGCTTCCGACAGCGCGGAGGTTATGAACGAGACGCTCGGCCAGGTCGGTCTGGTGGTGCTGCAGGATCGATGCCTCGTGGTTGCCGTCGCTCACCACGGCAATCTGTTTGGCGTAGGGCATATAAAGGCCCGTGTGCCAAGAAACCAGCTTGTCGAAGTAATTGCCGCCGCGCATCTCGGGCCGCAATGCGGCCTCTGACTTGCGCCGGTCCCACTTGCCCTCCATCGCGCAGAACGTGTCCCCAAACTTCAATATCGGCGCGTTCAATTCGCGCGCCTCGTCGTGATGCTTTCGCAGTAGCGCGAGGTCGGAGTAGGCGTTGTCGGCGTGTTCGTCGGCCATGAGCAGGACCGTTACTTTCTCCGAGGGCGAGACCTCGAAAAGTATCTCGGCCGCTTGTGGATCCAGCCTCGATACGTTCCAGTTCATCTATTCCTTTTCTTGCAACTGCGCCAATACCTTCGTCAGCTTCGCCGGAATCGGCAGGCCCGCCTTCCCGGCGTTCTCGCAGATGCTGATTAGCTCCGTGAGACAAAACCACCCGGCCACGTAGGCGGATAGCTCCAGCGGCATCGGCTGCACCGTCTCGGCAACCTTCAGCGCGATCACCAGCAAAAGCGCGATGGCCTTCTTTGTGAAACCCTTTCTTGAGACGTCGGACGACACCGCGCCGGTTGACCATGCCAGGAGGAATCCTGTGATGAAGTCCGCCACCTGAAGGGCAATCAAGCCCTTCATGAGAATTGGCATGGACGCAAACACCCCCAGTATCGCGCCGGGCAAACCGGCAATCATCTTCTTCACAGCGGTCGCTTCCCGACGGCCTTGGTGATCTGCACTTGAAACGAGGCCAGGTGCTCTAGAGCACTTGCCAGCGCGACCTCGTCCACGACTTCCCGGCCCGTAATCTTCTCGACGGTCTCGGCGATGGCCGGAAGCAGCAGCTTGGCGTACCGCATTGCGATCGCCAGCTTCGTCTCTGCCGTTCCGCCCGCGGCTTCCGCATTCTGCACGCCCGCGTAGACCGTCCGCGCCACGCCCTCAAATTTCGCCGGCACAAACTCCAGCGCGACCGGACCCGCGACGCCGATGATGCGTTTAATCCGCGACCACATCTAGATTTCCTCCCAAGCGCGGTTGAACGGCGTGATGGCGGTAAAGACGTACGTCTTCCCTTTGCTGCGGTGGACCTGCCCTAAGTAAGGCGTAGCATCGCTGGCGGCGTAGAACCGCCCCGGCTGGCCGGGAATCGGGCCGCCCACTGGCCCGCCGATGGCGTCTTTGTCGGTGCCGTACGTTTGCAAGAAGCTCCTCGGATCGATGCTCGACACCGGGCGATCCGTTGGCGCGATCCGCATCGACCATTCGGGGTCGAAACTGAATTGCGCCTCGACGGCCAGGTCCGGCTTCGGCTCCCCGTCCTTGCCGCCGTTCGCGGCCCAGTTGCGGCACGCGCCCAAGAATCGCTCGACGGCGTCTTGGTTCAACTTCGCGGCAATGGCGTGGCCTTGCGCGACGAATGATTGCTTGACTTCTTCAAAAAACATAGCTGATAGCCTCCCTTACTTCGGTTACGGTCACGCCGACGATGTCCACATCGCCCAAAAGCCACATCGCGCCCGATGCGTATACTGGGTGGCGGTCTGTGTACTGGACCACCTCCTTCGCCGCCCCGTTCTCCCGGTATCGTAGCGCCACGCGGAAACCCTTCACGGTGACGTCGCTTGACGTCACCCATACCTGTTGCCCTTTCACGTCGGGGAACATGGTAGCGCCCGTCTTGGCGCGAATGGCGGGGTAATCTACACACACCACCGACGCCCAGCCGGTCTGGGTCTTATACTCTTCGCCGCATTTCGCGTGCGCGGCGACGACCCAAACAAAGAGCGTGGCGACGGCGATCAGCACGAATACCAGCGCATCGTAAAAGAACGTGCGCCAGTTCACTTCTTCACCTCGGCCTTGACGACCGCCTGCGCTTTCGCGTCGTACTGGCACGCGCTGATGTCGATGCCCGCCCGCTTGCAGGCCCCCTCGAAGACAGCCTGCGCCTGCTTCTGCGCGTCGGCCTTGTCGCGCTCGGCGATCGCCGCGCGGAGTTGCGCGTTCTCAAGAGCGAGTTTCTCCTCGTTGCTCAGCGGCGTCTGCGCGGCGGCGACGGCGGCAAGTGTCAGTAGCACGAAAAAAACTTTCATATGCTTAGGCTAACGCATCGAGACGGGCTTTCAGTTCCTGTATTGCCCTCACGAGAACCGGAATCAGCTTTGCATCACATAGTCCGAGGAACTCTTCGCGGGTCCCGTCTGGAAGCCGCACCTCGTTACGCTTCAGAACAGAGCCAAGGTATGGCTTGTCAGCCAGCGCTTCCTCGATATCCTGGGCAATAAATCCGATCTGGCCTCCTTCGTCAAAATTATGGACTTGGTGGGGTTTCCAGGTAAAAGAGACCGGACGAAGTTTCTCGACTATGTCCAGGCCGCTCGACAGTGGCGCGATTTTGTCTTTGTACCGCCCGTCTGATGTGGCTATCGTTGAATTGGTCGCGAAGATCTGACTGTTGACCTGGAGCCGAAATGCGCCGTTCGAACTTGTGTAGCCGATCAGAAGGTAGGCGCTGGAATTAATCCGCATGGCCTCAGTCCCAGCCGCAGCCGCCGCATTGTCCCCTGCGCCGCCGACTAGAAACCGGAGGGTGCTGTTGCCGCCCTGCCCTCGAATAACACCGCCGTCGGCATCTTGGCCTAGCATCAAAGACGAGACGCCAAGGCCGACGATCTGCACCGTAGAGTTTACCGTGGCCGATGTGCCGCGAATGTCCAGTTTAGTGGACGGCAAAGCCGCGCCGAGACCAAGCAGGCCGCCTGTCGTGATCCGCGCCGCCTCGACCTGACTGCCCGTCTGAAACACAATCGCGTCGGTCGTTCCCGCGCCGGACGTCGAGCGTATCGTCAGCGTCGAGGCCGCGCCAGTACCGCCGGTCACTGTGGCCATCGTGCCACTACTGGCCGATAGAACCACGTTCGACAGCGTGTAGCCGCCCCCGTTGACGTTGTCGCCCCAGGCGCGGATGTCGTTCCCGAGGTTGTTGATGTCCGTGAACGAGAGCGTGTCCGACGAAACAAAGTTGACTCGCGAAAGCCATGCCATCTGCTATTCCTCCTGCGCCGGCACCAGCCGCTTTAAATCGGCTGACAGCGTGTACTGTTGATCCTGCGGCACGTCCGCGGATTCGAGGATTGTCGCCATCATGCCCTGAATGGCCATCTGAAACGCGCGGCGGGTGTCTTCCAGCGGCTTGATTTTGCCGTCGATGACTTCTAGTTCTTTGGCGAGTTGCGCGATTCGCGCGTGCTGCCGTTCGGTGAGGTCGATGTGCATTTATGCAGTCCTGATGCCGCCCGTAAAGGCTAGCGTGGTAGTGGACGACGACAGCGAAGAAATGCCATTGGCGTTGGTCGTCGAGGTGAACGCCAGAAAGGAAACCGTCTGGTTGTTGTTGGCGTGGTCCTTGTAGTTGATCGTAATTAAATTGCTGTTGATCCCGGTCACGAAGGACGTGCTGCCGGTACTGATACTGGTGATGGGGCTGGTGGTGTTGGTGACGCCGGTTGCCGCACCGACCGAGAACGACCCGCCGGAAAGCAGCGCCACGCTATCCGAGGCGTAAGTAGCAAACGAGGCGCTCGATCCGTACAGCCGAAGAATCGCGCCAGTCGTGAATGCGGTCAACCGCACGCGCTCCGCTGCATTCGAGTCGTAGACATTCATACTGGTGTTTGCGCCGAAGGACCCGTTCAGAAAGAACTTCGTGCCGGTCGTCAGCGTGTTGCCGATCTGGATGACTCCGGGCGCGATCATGACGGGGCTTTCCTGTCCGCCGGTCGTGCTGTATACGCGAAGGCCGTTGTTGTAGCCGAAGGCCGACCCATTGGCAATCTCGGCAACAGTTCCATTCAAATTCAGCGTCAGCGTCGCGTCGTTGATCGTCACATTCCCACTCGAATCCGCCCGAATCCGCCCCGTTCCGTAGCTCGTACCGCCAACCGACAGCGTCTTAAACCACGCCCCATCGTTGCCCGACTCAACGCCGATAAAGCCGATCTGACTTCCCGATGCGTTGTAGACGCCGAACTTGCCAGGCTTGCTGCCGCCGCCGCCCACGCTGATTTCCGTCGAGTTGAGCGAGACCGTCGAGACGCTCGCGACGACCAGTTTTGCGCCGTTCAGCGTACCGCTGGCCGAACCAATCGACAGCGTGTTCTGCGGCGTGCCAGCCACTTCGGTATTCGTGCGGCCATTGACGTCGAACGACACCAGCCGCGCCGATACGGTCGTCGCAGCGTCTGGATTCGGGATGACGACCGCAATCGGCGATGGCGTGGCCGAGGTCGAGGCCAAGAGCGTTGCGCCGCTGTAGACGCGCAACTCGACGCCGCCCCAGGTGACATCGGAGGGCGCGGTGAATGTGGCTGTGATCCGCTGCTGCGTCGTGCCGTCACTAGCCGTGACGGTTGCCGCGGCAAACGATGCGCCCGTGACGTGCGAGGTCCACTCGGTGCCCGCTGCGCCTGCCGTGGGCGGCGGGACGGAGATGGTCGCAACGGGCGTTCCGACGGCAGGGCTGCGCCCGTCCGTGTTGGCGTTGCTGTTGTTGTCGATGGACACCGCGTAGAACGTCCAGGTGGCCGTACTCTGAGGGAAGGCGCTGGATTCAATTGTGACGGCGCTGCCCGTCTCCGGCCCCGTCATCTGGAACTTGTCCCCGCTCGGCAGGTGCAGCCAGATGACCGCGCCGCCCCATCTCGCTAGCGCCGCCGCGCCGGTTGGCGGGGTCCATGCGAGGTCGATCAGGAGCGCCTTTTGACCTTGCGCATTGGTCACGTAGCGGGCGTTGGTCGCCGCGAATCCGGTCACGTTGTCGGCGTAGGGAGTCAGTGATGGCCGGGAGGCCAGCGGCCAGGTGACCGTAGCCACAGCCGACGGCGTGAGGCCGGTCACGATGGTGTTGATTCGCGGCTCTTCACTCGCGTCCATCGACACGAACCACACGCGAATCGGGTTGCTACCGACAAAGAGATCGAACCAGTCGCTCCGCGCCGCCGTCTCGTTGACGTTCAACGCGGGCCCGTTCGCCCGTTGGCCGTTGGCGTACTCGTAGACGATCTGGACGCCGCCGAACGGGCGTTGCCATGCGGCAGGCGCTTCCAGTGGCGTTGTCCAGCCGAATACCAGCCGGTACTTCGGTGAGGCGACTTGCGAGTCGTCGTACTCGACCGTGGCCGAGACGTTGCGGACAAGGCGCGCGTACTCTTCGCCGGACTGGTAAACTAATGGCGCGAGCGAAAGCGTGACGGACGGCGTGGCCCCGGCTTCGTTTGCTCTCACTAGTTCCGCTTCAGCTTGTTCTGAGTAGCTGGCCAGATAGAACCGGCGGGTGGCCGTTTCGGTCGGGCGCGGCAGGTACAGTGTGACCGGCGAGGCGAGATGGTAGCCGCGATCAATCGGCGCGAAGGTCCCGCCGAGGTTGCGGGTGCCGCCGAGGGTCGCCGTGCTATTCAGCGGCACACCAGCGGAGGCGGATTGGTCAACGGGCTCTTCCCAGCAGTGGACGCCAACGAAGTCGCCCAACGGGCTCGGCGCGGTGAATGCGATCTTGACCCGAACCCGCTCGTCGTCGGCGTACTCGTAGCTGGCCGAGAGACCCGTCACGTCGTCGGGCGCTCCCGGCACGGACGGCGCTGTTGTCGATGCCCCAGGCGCCGCGCCTCTGCCGCCTCCGCCCTGCCCCGCGAGCGCCTTCCAGAACTCCTGCACGCCCGTTAGTGACGTGCCGGTGATGGCCCGCACGCGGAACCGGAGATACTGGCCGGCAACGTCGGACAGGGTCACGTCGTGGACGAGGTACGAGTCGCTCGAAACGCCGCGCGGCGTGTTGGCGATGGTCTGGAGTTGCCCGGGCCGCAGTGTCACGCACGATGGCTCGACTTCCTCGTCGGTCTCGTACTCGATTTCAGAGACGGCCGCCTTCTTGGCGGAGATGATGGCGAGGGCTTCATTGTACGCCTGCACCTGCCCGACTTCGCGCTCCAGGTACGACACATAACGCCCGCTGCCGCCGCCTTCTTGCGTGATGGTCGCGCTGATGTCGGCGCTGTCCTCGACGCGCACGATGTCAGCCCCGAGACGCTGGTAGCGGACGATGAGCGTGTCGCCGCTGGTCAGCACGTCTACGTCTGCGTCCTGCCGGATGCGGGTGGAAGCGTACTCCCAATAGTAGGCCTTGTCCGACTCGCTCAGCCATTGCCCGAACTCGACATCTTGCCCATTGACAGTCATGCCGACGATCTGCCCGAGGCGGTTCGCGAGGGTGAAGGTGCGGGTCGTGCCGTCGCCCGTGAACGACTCTTCGAGCGCCGGAATCTGTGTCCACGGCACGCGGAACGCGGCGGCGTTCGTCTTGTCCTCGCGCGTGCGGCGCACCGTCAGCGAGCGATAGTTGGCGCTGCTGGTCGAAATTGAGAACGGTGCGGCGGCAAACGTGCGCGGCTTGAAGTAGAGCTCGCGGTCCTCGTCGATCCACCAGACGAAGTTCGACAGAGTCGCCAATTGCCCTATAGCATCTGAGACGGTCGCATCCGCGTCAAACGTCACCGCGTCGAGAACTGCGCCGAGGTCCACGTTGGTGGTGCCGATGCCTTCGTTGTCCGCGAAATTGGCGATCAGGTCCGCGACGATTGTTCCGGCGCGGTTGGTGAGCAGGACCTGTTCTAGCGTCCCGGCGTCGGTGATGTCCACGGCCGCGCCGCCGTTCGTCAGCGACAGTTGCAGCGTGGTGCTGGCAGCGTTAACCACGAAGTACTCGATGGTCGAGTCCAGCCCGCCCGCGAGCGCTCCCTGCGCGTGGGCCTTGATGCGGACGCGTGCGCCGTTGCTCAGGCCGTGCGCCGAGGCGCTGGTCAGCGTGTTGGTGCTGGCGTCGGCAGTGACGATGATGGTGCCGTCGTAGTGGGCCGGGAGCGCAGTAGAGAAGTTGAAGCAGCGCCGCCGGTCGAGGCGCTGCTCCCAGGTGATGCCGCGGATGTCGTAGAACGCGCCGGCCGCCGCTCCGGCCTCGGTGATCGACACTTCGGCGACTTCATCGACACTGCCGGCCCATAGCTTCGCCGCGCCGCTGTACAACTCGATGACATGGCCCTGCTGCGGCCGATACGCGCCGCTGGTCGAGACGATGCGGCAGTTGAACGTGGCCCGCTGGCCGAGGCTCGCCTGAATACTCAGGCTGTACGGAACGGCCTCGCGGATGGCCCCGGCAATGTAGACGTCGATACTCATGCGGGTATCACCCCCAACTGCTTCAGTTCGCGCGTGATGGCGTCGAGTAGCGTCCTCGTGTCGCCGGTCGCGCTAATGTTGATCGTCACGTTATTACCGCCCGCCATGGCCATCTGGCGGCCTTCGGTGCGAATCATTGAGTCGTGGATGTCCTTCAGCTTCGGCAGGTACTCGTTGTTTTTTTCGAGCAGGTGCAAGAGGTGGATCTGCGAGTAGCGGACTTCCTTCTCGATTAGGTCCAAGGTCTTGTTCATCGCGGCGAACTGGAAGTTCGAGATGATCGACGACACCGCCGTAGCCACGCCAGCCACCGCATTCACGACCGCCGTGACGGGGTTGGCCGCCGCAATGGCAGAGCCCAGTCCACTACTTGCTGGTGCCGCCGCTGTTATCGCGGGTATAGCCGCGTTGGCCGCGCCGCCCAGCACGCCGGGTATCGCAGAGGTTGCCGTGCGCGCTCCCGTGCCGCCCAGCAAGCCGCCGAGTGCGCCGCCGACGCCGCCCAGGTTGGCCATTAGCCCGCCGAGCGCGGCGATCACCTTGTTGATGCCGTTCTCGATGATCGTGCGAACTAGGCTCTTGGCTATCTGCTTGCCCAACTCCTCAAACTTCTGGCCCACCTTGCCGCCGCTGACGATGATGTCGGCCAGGCCGCGCGACAGGTCGGTAACGATGGTCGAGACTTGCCGGGAGATGGCCTGTTGCGTCTTCTTCCACTCGCCCGCCGTGTCGCGCGACAGAATCTTAATCATCTCCGCATTGCGCTTGGCGGAACGGGCCTGCTCCGCGCCGGCCAGAGCGCCGTCGTCCCGGCGCGGCTCGCCGGTCATGATTAGCTGGCCCAGGTCTAAATTGCGCGCCGATGCCGCCGCAAGCTGAATATCGCCGATTGCGGCCAGTGCGCGTTCGCGGGCGAAGTCGAAGGAGATACCGACTTCCTCCATCTTCGGAGGCACTCCGCCGACGTCCACGATGAACTTCTTGTACGCTTCGCCCAGCGCCTCTTGCGCCCGCTGCACGTCAATGGACGACGCCTTGCCCTGCTGGTAGGCTTCAATGATTCGCTCCATGGCCGTTCGCGCCAGCACGAAGCTGCCAATGGCGTCGGTGGTGTTGGTCACGCCGAGACGCTCAAAGCTGTTCGCCAGTTGGTCGACAACCGGCTTTAATTTGCTTTTCTTTTCGGCCACAGCAGCGGCAGCAGCAGCCGCTGCCATGTACTGCTCGACCAGCTTTTCGGCTTCTGTCTTGACGTTTGCAATTGGCTTTGCGTTTTTGTTGAGCTCGCGCGACAACAAAATCAACTGTTTATTGAACTCGTCCAAGCTGATCGCGCCAGATCTATACTTTTTCTCTAGTTCAGCGACCAATGGAGATTTGCCGCGAAGCTGCTTGAGCAAGTTTTCCGTTGCATTCGAGAACAGACGATTTGAGTTGTTGAGATTGTCCTGCGCCACAGACAGTTCATAATGCGCGTAGGCAAGATTAGCCAGCCCAACCACCAACAGCGCAGCCCCCGCCGAAAACGCTGCCATGGCAATTGTGGCCTGCACTGTTCCGGCTGCGAACCCAGTCAGCGCTAAAATTTGAGCGCCCAATGCTGCGCCTAATGGCCCGATAACGCCAGCCAGCGAGCCAATCAGCGCTCCAAACTTAATAACGGCTTGGCTGATGATGATAAACTTTTCCGTTAACGTGCCTAATACCACGATGGCGACAGGTATTGCGGCAGCAAATGCCGCCAGCTGAATAGACGTTGCCTTAGTGCTGTCTGATAGGCCATTAAAGGCAATGATTAAATCCTTGGC